TATAACAAAGAGGTGGAAAATGACAGCTAAGAAGAAAGATGATGATAAGTCGATAAGCCTGTGGAGCAGGCTTTCAAAGATAGACTGCTCTGAGCATGTCGAAAAGAAGGGTAATTTCAATTACCTGTCATGGGCATGGGCGTGGGCGACTCTCAAGGAACACTGCCCAGACGCTACCTTTGAAAAGCACTGGTTTGATATGGGTGACCCGTCCTATTCACTGCCCTACGCTATGGACAAACAGGGCAATGCCTACGTTAAGGTAACGGTAACGGTGGATGGACAGTCGATAACAGAGACATATCCAGTCACCAATCATTATAATAAGAGCATCCAAAAGCCTGATTCAATGGAAGTGAACACGGCGCTCCAGAGATGCCTTGTCAAAGCAATCGCGTTTCATGGGCTTGCGTCTTATCTCTATGCGGGTGAGGACTTGCCTCTTGACGAAGACAAGTCCGTAGCCACTATAGAAGACGAAAAGCCAGCCCCCTTGCTGGCAGGTCTAAGTGACGATGAGGAGGAACGGGCAGCGATTATCCAGTTCGATGGCGAAAAACCTAAAAAAGAGGCCGAAGAACAGGCTAAACAAAAGTCCATAGCGGAGTGGCGCGAAGCATTTCTGGGTCATCCAGAAAAACCTGTCGCTGAAAAAGACGGGAAGATGGTTCTCGCCGCGCCTGCCGAAGAAGGTGACTACGATTTGGCTCTGAAGGTCATCGAAACATTCATGCCTCGAATAGGTGATCCACAACTGAATACCGATAGGAAAGAGGTGGTGTCATCCATTGGTGGATTTTGGCGCACTAATGTTGCGTCGTTCGAGAAAATCATGGCTGATAGCCCCGAAACCCACGCTACGATCCTTGGGATGTTCAAAGACGCAAAGGCGACAGCGAACCGTGGGAATATCTGGCGTCAAACAATCGAAATATAGGAGAGAGAAATGGCGAAAAATCCAACCTTTGGATCAGGAGTATTGTTCAGAAACAAGGGCAAGCTGGACAAACTAAATTTTCAATCTGCAAGAAGCGCAAAAGCCTACGACAACGCACCTGACTTGACTGGTACACTCGGCTTTACTACGTCAGAGGCAAATGCCCTCATGCAGTATCTGAAGAGAGCGTTTGAAAATGGCAACGAAGACTCATATGGTAAGGTTAACGTCGGGTTTGCTGCCACCATGAGAAATTCCGCCAAGGCGGGTGATTACCTTTCTGCATGGTGCAGCGAACCCTATAATAGGGCCGAGCCCAAGCAAGAGGCTTCACAAGCTGTAAGTAAAGCCCCCGATCTGGACAATGACATACCGTTCTAGTAAGCATTTATCAAGGGTGAGGGGGCAACCGTGCCTTATGTGCGGTAGCCCCTACTCCTCCGCCCATCATCTTAGGTTCTCAGAGCCACGGGCTATGGGGAAAAAGGTTAGTGACGCGAATACGGTTCCCCTCTGCCACGACCACCATATGGAACTTCACGCATACGGAAAGGGCGAAAAAGCGTGGTGGGCGTCGCAAGGTGTTGACCCGATTGAATGGATGTCGGAATTTTTAGCTAACTTGAGCGAGGGCCTTAAGGAATATGGTTGATATCAGGCAGAGTGCCTATAAGTTTGAATGCATTTTTCAGAGTATGCGAAAAACAAAAGACCACATTAGTCTGACTGTTTCGCTGCATCCCCATGAAGTGCCTAGAGATTTGCTGGCTGACCCAATTGGTTCGCGTTATATGGCTGCTCTCGTCAGACTTGGTGATGACGAGGAAATTATTCCTCCGAGGATTCAAATGGAAAACAGCCGACTTGTTCAAGCTGCTGGAATGCTTTGCCGTGATGAGAAATTCCAGCAGTGGCTGATCGATAGCGGATGCACGAGCGAACCAAATGAAGAGGCGGCGGGGAATGCACTTAGGCGACTTCTCTGTATCGATTCCAGAAGACAAATTGGTGAAGAAGAGCAAACTGCGGAACATTTTAAGCAGATAAAAGAGATTTTTGAATCGGGTAAACTAATGGGGAAGAAAGAAGATGAAACCGAGTAATACTTTGAAATCATTTTTTGACCGTGTAAGCAGAATTGTTTCAAGTGACAGAAGCAATAGCTATGGCGATCCTATTCTTAATCATATGCGGATAGCTGATTTGTGGAATATGTGGCTAAAAAACCGCACATGGGGGCCAGAAATTACACCTTATGACGTTTCCATGATGATGAATCTTGTGAAATTTGCAAGATGTCAGCACAAGCCATCAACATCGAGCCATGAGGACATCGCTGGATATGCATCGGTTAGCGATTATATATATGAGGGACTAAAAAAGGACGTTGAAGAATATGAGCGGAGCCAAGGGACGACCCCACAAGATACAAAAAAGCAGGACGTACAACCTTACATTCACCATCGAGATGGTTCAGCGGGTCAGAAAAAAAGCTAGTGAAATGCGTGTCTCCGCACCCACTGTTATTCGGGAAGCGGTGAAGTCCTATCTCGACAATGGAATAAGTATTGTCCAGCAAACTGGTAGTGATTTTTCTGACGGCGTTGAAGCTGCTCTCGCTGCTCTGAGAAAAGAATTTTCTCATACGAAGTACGCAAGCGGTAAAACACTTGGAGAAGTTGCTGCTGAGAAAGTTAAAGAGAGATTGGAAAATGAAAAAAAATAGCCGCCAAACTAAAGCCCAGGAGGCAAGGCAAGCCAGTTTTCGCGTCTATAAAAAAGCAAAAAAGATGAGAGATTGGATTGAAAAAAATGGCGGTCCCAGCGAAGAGCGAGATAAGATGGCCGTAGAAGAGTGGTTAGAGAGCAATGAAGTTAAGATTTGCCCCCCCTTCGGACACAATGATCCGTGGGGCAACTCAACAACAAATAATAGAAGTCGGGGGCCACTATTGGTGGCTGGGCGGCGTGTTCCTCCGCGCAAAGTTCGTTAGGAAAACAGGAGTTAAGGGCTATGACACATAAAGCGATTCCTACCAAATATGCTGGACATACGTTTAGATCGCGGCTGGAGGCCCGTTGGGCAGCGTTTTTTGATGTCTGTAAATGGGACTGGGAATATGAGCCAGTTGACCTTAATGGCTGGATTCCAGATTTTCGACTGACTAGTTACGCTCCACAAGGTAATGATTTTCACGGCACCAGCGTTTTTGTTGAGGTTAAGCCGATCACTAAGTTTTGTCAGGCGACGGTCAATAAAATTCAACACGCCTCAAAAGAAAGCAAAAATTCGGGCGAAGTTTTATTGCTTGGAGAGGGGCTTTTGGAGGGGCATGAGAGCTATGGGTATGGCGTTAATGAATCGGTCGCTTATCTGGGATGGCTTGGGGAGCGGTGGGGAGAGGGGCCACTTGGGGAAAAAGGAGGAGATGGGTGGGTTTGGGATTACACGCCACTGGCTTGCAACTCTGTTCCCAACAATGATCAGCCTTATGATTTTCGCTCCCTAGATAACGATTATTCATGCCGATTGAGCGGATTTTATGATGGCGGTCATACTCACGATACCCTGTATGGGGACGCAAAAAAGCTATGGGGCAAAGCCAGTAGCGCTGTGCAGTACAAGGGTTCTGAAGCTAGTGAATAAGAAAAAGAATTAAATGCCAAACTTGCGGAAAAGGGGGCGAGAAGATCGCGCTCTAATCTACACAGATTGGCGCAGAACAATTGACGCAGGAACCTATTGCCAAGATATCGACCAAGTCGAGTATAGAATCATAGATGGTGAAATTGTTCCCGTTCTAATGTTGGAGCTTACGCGGTATGACTATGACATAGAGCCAACACAGAACTATTTCGCTGCCATACTGGAAAGGTTTGCCAAATCACAACGGAAGACCGCAACTAAACTTGCGGCGCTTTTGGGTGTTAATTGCATTATTGTGCTGTTCAAGCACGATCTGACGAGATTCTGGATTTTCAATTTAACCACAAACCAAGGCTGGTATAGCCTTGATAAAAAGGGGTACAAAGATTGGTTGATGAAGTGTCGTGGAAAGAATTGAGGGGGAGTTGACAAAACTCCCCCTCTGAGGTGACGCCCATCTCTTATCAGTCCTAAAGGAGCCGAGATGAACAAAACAAGATTAGCGACTATCGAAGAAGTTGTCCAACAATATTTCAATCAGCACCGAAATGGTACTATTTCAGTATCGAGGTCAAAATCCGCTTGGAAGAATATGCAGCCCCTTCTTGGCAAGGTTAGGGTTGGCAACCTTACAGGACAGCATATCTCAAAATACACAAAATTTCGGGCAAGCCAGGTCGCACCTGGAACAATAAATTTTGAATTAGGCGTTCTATCTGCTGCTCTGCGGTGGGCAAACAAACAATCATATATTTCCCAGCAAATTGTTATTGCCCGACTGCCGATACCAGAAGCGAGGCAGCGGTTCCTAACTAAAGACGAGTGTAAACGCCTTATTCAAGTCTCAAAAGAATACCCACACCTGTATGCATTTGTCGGGGTGGCTCTTTTAA